TTATTACTGGAGTTGATGAATATTACTTATATTCTAATGAAGGAAATGCAGCAACGTCAGCACTAAAAATTGCTAATGAATCTATCTGTTATGCCCATTCTGGATTATTAGCTGAGAATGGTGATAATATTTTAAGTTATATTCATAAGGCGATTAAACCTATTAATCAATTAAGAATGCTTGAAGATGCGTTGGTTATCTATAGATTATCAAGAGCACCTGAAAGAAGAGTATTCTATATCGATGTTGGTAATTTACCAAAATCAAGAGCTGAAGAATATTTAAGAACCATTATGAATAAATATAAGAATAAGATTGTTTATGATGCTTCAACTGGCACAACAAAAGATGTAAATGATACAATGACTATGATGGAAGATTTCTGGCTTCCTCGTAGAGAAGGTGGTAAAGGTACAGAGATTACTACATTACCTGGGGGTCAAAATCTAGGTGATATTGAAGATATTTTATATTTCCAGAAAAAGGTTTATAAAGCATTACACGTTCCATCATCAAGAATAGAAGCTGATAATGGTTTCTCTCTTGGTAGAGCGGCAGAGATTAGTAGAGATGAAGTTAAATTTAGTAAATTCATTGAAAAATTAAGAAAAAGATTTAGTGAAGTATTCTATCAATTACTTAGAGCGCAATTAATTTCTAAAGGTATTATCACTAAAGTTGATTGGAAAGAATTCAAAGAATATATTAATTTTGAATTTAAGTCGGATTCTTATTTCTCTGAATTAAAAGAAGCTGAGATGATTCGTGAAAGAATGGAGATTCTTAGAGATATTTCAGAATATGCTGGTAAGTATGTTTCTCATACTTGGATTAGAAAGAATGTACTACAGCAAACTGAAGAAGAAATTGAAGAATTAAATAAAGAGATTAAAGATGAAATGTCTGATCCACAATTTAAAGAACCAGAAGAGGATTATTAATTATGAGTGAAGTAAATGTTAAAGATGCATTGAATTTTGCAAGAGCGGGAAAGGCTAGTAATTTCAAAGATATAATTGCGAGTTTATTAAAGAATAAAATTTTTAATTCTATCTCAGATAGAAAAACAGATATTGCCAGAACTATGTTCAAGAAGGGCGAATCTCAAGGAGAATAAGTATGTTAAGTTTTATTGATTTTCTTACAGAATCAGAGAAGGGAGACAAAGAAAAATATCAAAAATTTTTTAGGGCTGCACTTAAAAAATTTGGTGTATCTGAACCAGATGAATTAGATGGTGATAAGAAGAAAGAATTCTTTGATTATGTTGATGCTAATTGGGAAGCTGATGACGAAGAAGATGAAGATGAAGTTGATGAAAAATACAAATTTGTTGTTCGTGGTAAAAAGAAAATAAAAAAGAAAATTACTACTGCATCACAAAAGAATAGAAAAATGAGTTTAGTGAAGCGTAAGAAAGTTGCTAAAAAAGGTGCTAAAACTCGTAAGAAAGAAGCTGGTAAACAACGAATGGCTCTAAAGAAACGCAAGAAGAGTATGGCTAAACGTAAATCGTTTGGTATGGATTAAGGAGTATAATGATGAGATTAATCACAGAGGTTAGAGAAGATTTAACTCAGGTAATAGAAGAGTCTAAAAAGACTGGAGAGAAGAACTATTTCATCGAAGGTGTTTTTCTACAGGCTGAGTTAAAAAATAGAAATGGTCGTATATATCCAAGTGAGACAATGGCTAAAGAAGTTGATCGTTATACTAAAACGTATGTGAATGAAAATCGTGCGTTTGGTGAACTTGGTCATCCACAAGGACCATCAATCAACTTGGATCGTGTATCACATTTGATTACAGAATTAAAGCAAGATGGTAATAACTACATCGGTAAAGCTAAGATTATGGATACGCCTTATGGTAACATCGTAAAGAATCTTATCAAAGAAGGTGCTAGATTAGGTGTATCTTCTCGTGGTATGGGTTCAATGAAAAAGAAAGGTAATATCAATGTGGTACAAGATGACTTCTATCTCGCAACGGCAGCTGATATTGTTGCTGATCCTTCGGCTCCCGATGCTTTTGTTAATGGTATTATGGAAGGAAAAGAATGGATCTGGGATAATGGAATCTTTAAAGAGGCAGATGTTGCCGAAGCATATGAAGAGATTTCAAAAGCAAGAACCCCAGAACTAGAAGAAAAGATGATAAAAGTATTTGATTCGTTTATAAATACTCTATAAAATCAAAAAACTTATAAATAATCATAGAACAGAATTTATTTTTTAAAAAATGCAATTTTTAAGGAGAACAATATGAAACTGAAAACTGAATCAGGTGAGATTCTAGAGTTATCAGAAGGCACTTATAAGAGTGTTGATGGTGACGTAGAACTTGCTGTAGAAGAAGCAGAAGATATGCTTGAGGATGGAAAGCTGGAAGCTATCGCTGAAGAAGAGGAAGTTGTTTCTGAATCTGAAGAAATCGCCGAGGATGAAATCGAGGAAGCTAAGAAGAAGGAAGAAGTAGCTGAGGACGAGGAAGACGAAGACGAGGACGAAGAGGAAGAGGAAGAGGAAGAGGAAGAAGTGAAAGTCAAAGCTAAGAAGCAAGAAGCTAAGGAAGAAGCAGAGATTTCTGTTGATGTATCCGAGGATGTTGATGCTCTTTTCAATGGCGAAGAACTTTCTGAGGATTTCCGCACTAAAGCAACTACTATCTTTGAGGCTGCCGTAAAATCTCATGTTAAGGATGAGGCTAAAAAGATTGAAGAGACTGTTGAAGCTAAGATTGAAGAGAGAATGGAAACTTTCTCTGGAGAGATGATTGAAAACCTAGATGGTTATCTTGACTATGTTGTTACTGAATGGATGGAAGAGAATAAACTTGCTATTGAAACTGGTCTCAAGACTGAGGTTACTGAAGAGTTTATTGATGGTCTTAAAGATCTATTCGAATCTCATTATATCGATGTTCCTGAGGACAAGTATGATGTTATCGGAGAACAGGCATCTAAGATTGAAGAGTTAGAAACTAAGTTGGATGACGAAGTAAACTCTAAGATTGAAATGTCCAAAGAAATTTCAGAAATGAAAAAAGCAACTCTTTTCACAGAGGCTACTAGTGAATTGGCATCTACTCAAGTAGAGAAGATTCGCACTCTTTCAGAAGAGGTTGATTTTAAGTCAGAAGATGAATATAAAGAAGCAATCGCTACTTTAGTAGAGAATTACTTCCCATCTGAAGATAAGAAAGCTGAGATTAATGAAGAAACAACAGAATCTACTAAGAAGGCAGAAGTTTCAAGCGAGATGGACGCAATTTTAGCAACAATTTCTAAATTTTCATAAATAATAGAATTAATAACTTTTGTACAAAAAATTAAGGAGAAACAAAATGTATTTAACTGAGGAAATTAAAGAAAAGTGGGCTCCAGTTCTTGAGGCAGATGGTCTGCCAGAGATTCAAGATCCTACTATTAAGGGTGTAGTAACTCGACTTCTAGAAAATCAAAAACTAGATCTTCAAGAGGGTAATACTACTGGTGTAACTTCTACTGGTGGTGTTGATAATTGGGATCCAATCCTAATTTCACTAGTTCGTAGAACTATGCCGCAGTTGATGGCTTATGACACTATTGGTGTTCAGCCAATGACTGGACCTACTGGTCTAATCTTCGCTATGAAGACCTGGTACGGTGAAGAGATGAACAAGGGTGGTGCAGCAACTGAAGCACTTTCTGGGCTTGGTGGTGCAGCAGCTGCTCCAGATACTTCACATTCTGGTGATTCTGGTACTACTATGGATACTGCTGGTGCGGAAATTCTTGGATCTGCAGCTCATCCTGCTGGTCTTGGTGCTACTGCTGGTGGTGACTGGAATGAAATGTCTTTCTCAATCGAGAAATCAAGCGTTACTGCTGGTTCTAGAGCGTTGAAGGCTAAGTATTCACAGGAACTTGCTCAGGATCTTAAGGCTATTCACGGTCTTGATGCTGAAGCTGAACTTGCTAATATTCTATCTAGCGAGATTCTTGCTGAGATCAATCGTGAAATCATCGTGAAGATTAACTCTCAAGCTACTGCTGGTGCTGCCGCAGGTACTACTACTGTTGGTACATTTGACGTTGCTGATGCAACTGATACTCGTTCCGCACGTTGGGGTGGTGAGCGTTATAAGTCTCTTATGATTCAAATCAATCGTGAAGCTAATCAGATTGCTCTTAATACTGGTCGTGGTGCTGGTAACTGGATCATCTGTTCAGCTGATGTTGCATCTGCTCTTGATATGGTTGCAGGTCTTGATATGCCATCTGGTATGAATACTGGTTCTGGTGGTATCAATTCAGACTTCACTAAGGGAACTTTCGCAGGCGTTCTTGGTGGCAAGTACAAAGTATTTGTTGATCAGTATGCTCCAAATGATTACATCACTGTTGGTTATAAGGGTCAGAATCAGTATGATGCTGGTCTATTCTATTGCCCATATGTACCTCTACAGATGATGAAAACTATTGGCGAGAGTGACTTCCAACCACGTATTGGATTCAAGACTCGTTATGGTCTTCAGCACAACCCATTTGCTAGTGGTTCTGCAGGCGCTAACCCTTACTTCCGTTCATTCACAGTTACTAATCTGTAATAGCAAAGTAAGTGAAGCAAAAAGGGACTCTTCGGAGTCCCTTTTTTAATGCGTGTATAAATATGTGTAAAGACTTTGTGAGAGTATACAATGAGAAATAATCCAGAACATCAAAATTATGCAACTTCATCAAATTTTAGATTTGATATTGCTAAGATTCCAAATACAATATATTATCTTCAATCTGCTAATATACCAACAGTTACATTGGGTCAAACAGTAATGCCAAATCCAATGGTTAACATGAATATTGCTGGTGATCAAATTAACTTTTCATCATTAAGCTGTGTGTTTATTATTGATGAACACTTTAAGAATTATAGTGAAATTTTAAATTGGATGACACAAATTAGAGATCCAGAATTTATCAAAGGTGATTTGAAAGAATTCTATTCTGATGCAACATTGCACGTTTTAACAAACAATAAAAATTATGACTTCTCAATCACATTTTATGATTGTTATCCTACTAATATAGGTGATGTATCATTTGGTGTGACTAGTGAAGGTGAACCATTATCAGTTGATGTTGAATTTGAATATTCACACTTCAAATTCGATGATGTTAGAAAATTTACTAAAAATCCTATTTGACAAATAGACTCTTTTATGTTATGATGGTGCAATGAAAATTGAAAAAATAATGGAAATGGTTGATGATGATTTGAAATATGATCAGAACAATCTAGACACTGAATCGCTAAAATCCCCACTACTACACAACAAGTATTTGAAATTGCTTGCTGGTGAAATTCTATTGTTCAAAAGACTTGAGCAAGAGAAGAAACGTATGTATATGAAAAAGTATAACTACTATATGGGTAGAGGTGATCCTGATGATTATGAAAATTGGCCTGATTATGAGATTGGTAAAGCTGAAATCAAGATATATATAGAAAGTGATGCAGAGTATCAAGAAATTGAATTTAAAATGCAGATCGAAAAAGAGAAAATTGAGTATCTTGAAAAGATTATTAAAACAATCTCATCAAGAAATTGGGATATAAGAAATGCTATAGAATGGCAGAAATTTCAGAATGGAGTGATTTGATGGAAGAAAAAATGTGGTGTCATAAGTGTAAAGTTGAGGGTGAGCATTACGTTGGTAAGAATGAAGAATGTAATTGGTGTGGTGCAACTGAAGAAAAAGAAAAAGCTGTGATTGATAATATTGGATTCTTTCACTCATCTATTGTGGAGACTATCAATAGATATGACTGATATTGTTATCAAAAAACACGATGATGTGTTTTTGAGAGTTGAAGCTGAACAAAGTATTTTAGCAGAAGCATCAGACTTCTTTACTTTTGAAGTTCCTGGTCATAGATTTATGCCAACGTTTAGAAATAAACAATGGGATGGTAAGATTCGTCTATTGAATATGTACAATGGAGAGTTGTATACTGGCCTCCATAAGTATGTTGAGAAATTTGCTAAAAATGGAGATTATTCACTCTCATATGAAAAGGATTTTCATCCACCAGAAGCAAACAAAGAAAAGATTAAAGAGTTTGCTAGATGGTTAAATCCTCATTCTAAAGATAAACCAATCTCACACCACGATTATCAAATTGATGGTATTCAACACGCTATTTCAGATAATAGAGCATTACTACTTTCACCAACATCATCTGGTAAATCTCTAATGATTTATACTCTGGTTCGTTGGTATGAGCAAGTGATTCCTGATGATAAGCAAATTCTAATTATTGTACCAACTACGCAATTAGTAGAACAAATGTTCTATGATTTTGCTGATTATTCAACCCACAATGGTTGGGATGCAGAAGCAAAATGTCATAGAGTGTATGGTGGAGCAGATAAGAACGATTTTTCAAAAAAAGTTGTAATTTCCACCTGGCAAAGTATATATAAGATGAAGAGACAATTTTTTGTTCCGTTCAATGTTTTGATTGGTGATGAGGCTCACGGTTTTAAAGCTAAATCACTAACAAGCATAGCGACAAAATTGACTAATTGCCCATACAAGTTTGGTACTACTGGTACACTTGATGGTACTACAACACATAGACTTGTGTTGGAGGGATTGTTTGGTCCTGTATATAAAGTTATAACAACAAAAGAATTGATGGATGATAAAAAGATTTCTTCACTATCAATTCAATGTGTAGTATTAGAATATGATGAGGAGATAAGAAAAGCATATAATAAAATTCCTTATCAAGAAGAAATGAAGTTTCTTATCTCTCATAAAAAGAGAAATAAATTCATTACGAATCTCTCTACTACACAAAAAGGTAATACATTAGTACTGTTTCAAATGGTGGATAAACACGGAAAGATTCTCCACAAAATGATTCAGGATAAAATTGAAGGAACAGGTAGAAAAGTATTCTTTGTATCTGGTTCAACAAAAACAGAAGATAGAGAATTAGTAAGGAAGATCACTGATTCGAATAAAAGTGGTATCGAAATATATTTTGGTGATAAAAAAATATTAGTTGATCATAATAAAGATGTTCCCTTGAATAATGGAACAACAAAAAAAGCAAAAAATATTACAGAAAATGATGATATTTTAGACTCTTGGGTTATTAATAATATTAATACCAGTACAAAACATTAGGAATTAATATGAACTATTATAATCAATAATAAAAAAGAATCAGTTTCAATTAAATTAAAAGAGAAATGGAAAGATCCCGAATATAAAACAAAGATGAAAAAAAGAAAATCTCGTGGTTCAGATGGAAGTAAAATGAAAGAGTTATGGGCTGATCCTGTATGGAAAGCCAATATGTTAAATAAAAGAGCAGAAGCTAGAAAAAGGAAATTAAATGAAACCAAGTAAAATAAAGGGGGTTCAGGGTGCGATTATTATCGCATCCTATTAGAACGGAACCTTCTCAACGGGAGTGAACATTAGGAACCTTCACAATATTATATTTGCTTCTCCATCCAAGAGTCGTATACGAAATCTACAAAGCATAGGTAGAGGATTGAGAAAGGGTGATATAAAAGATCACGCAACATTATATGATATTGCTGATGATATGCATTGGAAGAAACATAAGAATTTTACTCTAAAACATTTCTCTGAAAGAGTGAAAATTTACAATAGTGAACAGTTTAGTTACAAAATACATAAGGTGAAAATAAATGGTTAAAAATGTAAAATTAGTAAAATTGATGAGTGGTGAAGAATTTGTAGCACAAGTTACAGAGAATGATACACACTATATTTGTAAAGAACCAATTGGCATTGGTCCCACTCAAGCGGGTGATGGTGCAATGAGCGTAGGATTCTTTCCATTCTTACCATATGCAGAATCTGGTGATTTTGAGTTTGAAAAGAGTAAGGTGTTAATTGTTGTTCCAGTACAAGATGATGTGAAAAACAACTATTCAAAGATTTTTAGTCCAATTGATGTTCCACAAGAGCAAAAAATTATCATTTAGGGGTTGACAAGACCTTTAAAATACTATATAATATGGCAAAATTAGATTATAGTAAATGTAGATACGAATATGAGGATTACAGATGATTGAGTTATTACAGGGCGATTGCCTTGAGATGATGAAAGATATTCCAGATGGTAGTGTGGATATGGTTTTGACTGATCCACCTTACGG